CCGTGGAGGGTTGCGCGTCGGCTTCGAGGATCGCGTACAGCGTAATATCGGGGTCGCCCGCGTTCAAGTAGTCGAGGCCAGTGGCATCAAGGATTCCCTCGACCCGTTGCCGTGCGCTCTGCTCAATGTAGCCAGTCACTCCGACATCTGTATATCCGAGTTTGGCTAGGTTCCCCATCGCCGTAATAGTCGTGATCGCCGTCGGGGTGACCGTACTAATAAATGACACGTTCAGGTCACTGATAGCCCCGGTGAACCGATCGACACCATCGAAGGATATTGCGACCGTGTCGGCGAGTTCCAGTAGCGGGCCAGTGTCGCCACGTAGCACAAGTTGGGCGTTAGAGGCGGTCGGGTTCGCTGTGACATCCGATCGACCGTGTGCGACTGCGAGACTGTAATCAAATAAGCCGAGGTCGATCACCGACCCGCCTAGAGTTATTTCGAGTGTCATGCGAGCACCGGCCTTACCCTGACACCTGATCGGGCATCCGACTGTCGGACAAGGTTGCCGAAAGCGAGGGCGACCTGTTGTTGTGTAATCGCTGCCTGTTGCGCCTCGGCCCTAGCGATCGCTCCGGCGCGAGCCGCTGATCCAGCAGCTTCCACGTTCGCTATCGCTTCCGCGACGTCTTTCGCGAGTTGAGACTTGAACGCCGACCCGACGGGCTTAGCGATGCGTTTCCCAAGTTTCGTGAGCCTGCCGCCTTCCTTGGCGAGTTGTGTCGCGAGACCGTCGACCGCTGCCGCACCCGACTCGATCCCAGCCGACACGAACTCGGGCACGAGACCCATCGCGAGACCCTCCGTCGTTTTCTGGACATTCATCCATTTTTCGTTCATTGTCTTTACGAGACCATCGTCAATCATTTGCTTTGCCAGTGCCGCGCCCGTCACGGGGCCAAGGGATGCGATCTGTTCGATCAGTGACTGATCTGCGCCCGCCGCCTTAATTGAATTAAGCACTTCTCCAAAATAGTTTGCCTGGTCTATTTGTTTGTTAAAAGCGTCTATGAATGTTACGCCTGTGGCTTTGCCATCCTGATCGGTTTGCCCCTCGAACGCTGCCGCAAGATCAAGGCCCGCAGTGAGTTTGTCCTGCATCGATCCCAGGATGCCTTAGGTTTTCGTTTAGTTTCGCCATGCGCGTGTTCAGTTTGTCCGCAGTGTTGGAATACGACTCCGCCACATCCTCGTTTAGTGCTATGAGTTTGCGCTGTTTTTTGGTGAGTTTGTCTGTGGCGTCGGCCGCTCCACCTGTCGCACCCCTCATACCGTCGAGGCCCGCCGTGACTGGCGCGATGTAGCCAGGGACGTGCCCGAGTATTTCCGTGAGGCGTTCTGTGCGGTCGGCCTGTTTCAACGCCGCGATGCCCGAATCGTAGGCGGAGTCTGCGAGTTTACTATTGGCGATTGCCTGCTCGGCCGCGGCCATGCGTGCGGCTTGCGCCATCGCAATAGTCGAGTCATACACTTTGTTAATCATGTCGGCGGTTTCGCGTGCCGTTTCCCCAACTCCCAGCAACGCACCACCGAGCAGTGTGTACTGCTTGATTATTGGGTTCATGTTGAGCACCGAGAAAATACTTTCGGCGAGGCTCGTGGTTTCTTCCTCTGTGTCGCCGGACTGGGTTTCAAGGTCAGCGAGTTGCCCAACGAGGACACCGATTCCACGAGTCAGGTCTCCGACGTTTTCCGCCGTGTTCCCGATAACAGTCGCCATGCCTTGCGATCCACCCATAGCACCCGTGACTGATTCGATAGCGTCAACAAGGCCCTCGCCTATCTCGGCCTTGGCATCTTCTACTGCTGCAGTGAGGATCCGTTGAGTGTTGGCGAGACCGTCGGAGGTTCTCGCGAAGTCACCTTGTGCGTCTGTGGTCTGGGAAAGGATCACCTGGTGAGCGGCGAGGACTTTCTGCTGCTGAGTGAGTGACCCTGTGCCATCATAAATACCCATTTCGAGGGCTTTGGCTTTGAGTGTGGCATCGTCGAGGAGGACACCGAACCTCCTCATCGGTTCGGCTTCGCCTCTGAGCGCGGATCCAATAGCGTTGATCGCTTCATCGGGTGAAGAGTTGTTGAACGATGCTAGGTCGGCGGACAGTGTGACTAGTTCACTACTAAAATCGACGAGGTTTTGGCCTGATATGCCGGCCGATGCGCCGAATTGCGCGAATGTCGTTGCCCCTGCAAGGGCTTGTTCGCGTGTCTGGCCCAGTGCGGTGACGGCATCATCTGCGAAAGCGAGCATCTGTTCGGAGCTTTGGCCGAATATGACGCCGACTTTGTTTTGTGTTTCTGCAAGGTCACTGGCTGCGTTTACTGCGTCCACACCGAGTTTGACGGCGAAGGCTCCAGCGGCTGCACCCGCTGCGATCAAGGCGGGGCCTGCTAACTTGGATAGGGAATCCCCGAATCCTTTAATGCCGCCACGGGCCTGGGTCATGCCTTTGTTGAACTTTTTCAGGTCTGCCGCTAGGTAGACCGTTAATGTTTTGCCCGCTGCCATCACATCACCGGCCATTTCCGCACGACACGATCAACGGCTTTGCCCCACTCGTCTAAGGATTGTTTAGTGTATCCGCTGCGTGCTTTCCCGATCCAGTTCGTTTTCTCGAATGGAGCCCAGGAATCTCGACGGTTGCCAGTGTCGGACGGGTAGCGGAGCATGATAGACGACGCCCCACCCGATGCGATCTTTTTTTGCTTCCCGATCATTATTTTGGGGAGCCGGTCGGAACCGGATCGAATATCCGATGCTAAGTCTGGCCCCCACGGGCCCGCGCTCATGGCTGCTTTTTTCCACGCCGGAACCATGTATTTATCGGCGATGACCCGCGAGGATCGCCGTAGTTCTTTGTTGGCTTCTTTACCGAGTTTCCCGAGGTCGCGTAGGAGCGGGTTCAGGCCTTCGATATACGCATCGAATTGCTTAGCCATTACGCTAACTCCTCCATGATCGTGACGACCTCGCGGCCGCTGAGTTTCTTCACGTCTTCCATCGTCCAGCCCGTGCGAACCGCTAACCGTATGAGTAGCCTGCCGTGGCTACCCTCTAAAAAGGTTCCGCCTCATCTTTAAGGATATCTACTTTTACCCGGTTTTTCCGGGCCCAAGATTTCACGGTTTTAAGGTCCCCTGGTTCTTTGTCCTCGAGATAGAAGTAGGCGATTGTGAGTCGCATCGCTTGCTCGCTTGTGGGACGGTTACCGTTCAGTTCTTCATACATCATGAAGTCTACGGGCAGGGTTTCGACTTCTTTTGTTTCGTGATTATCGGACTCGATTTTTAGTCGTGGATACATAATGGGTTCCCCTTTTGCCTTATGCGCTTGCGGCGAATGTAGTCGTACCAGTGAATGATGTCGATACTGTGACGACACCGTCGGCCGGGTAGGTGAGGTCGGCGGATTCGATGAACATAGCCGAACCCGTCCACGTGCCGCTGGTTGATTCAATAACGACCGCGACGGATGCGGCGGCGGCGATAGCGGTTTGCAGTGCTCCATACATGCCTGTGACTTCATCGAATAGGAAGTCCAGACTCATGGTCGAGTTGAGGTCGGTTTGGTCGAACGCGACCCCGGAAAGGGTTTTAGTGCGTACGATTGTCGGGGTCGTGTTGATCGTTCCTGACGTGACCTGGTCCTCGTATTGTGTTGCACCGATTGACACGGTGAACACGGCTCCAGTTACTCCTACTGCTGTCATTTTCTTACTCCTTCATCCTTATCGAGACGTTGATTTCTGTGCTCATTACTGTGCCTTGGCCTCCTAGACTTAGAAGCTGCGGCGCGTTCACTGCGTCCACCACGAACGTGCTCGGGATCTCGGCTAGGAGAGTGTCGAGCGCGTCTTCAGTGGTCTTGGTTGCTGATTCGTTGTTGCGTGGGTTCACGTTCACGAGGACTCGCCACCGTACTTCGTAGTTCAGGGTCGAGCCGATCCGGTTTGGCCTGATCCACGGTGAGTCTGGGACGATCACTACTGACGGGGTTGCTGGTACGGCTGGGACTGTGTCGTAAATCCTGTAACCGTTTCCTTCGAGTGCTGTTATCAGTAGTTCCCGTGACTCTGTGGTGAGTGCCATTAGCCCACGACGCCCTTCATATCAAGATAAGGGGCGAGGACGGCCATGACCCTACGAGTGAGCCACACCGAAAGACGGTACGGCCCTGGGGTGAAATCGACCGAGACGGCTTCCCCACCTGCACTTGTGCGGGCTTGGAACATCTCGACTGCCACCGACATGGCGGCCTCTTTCACGGGTGCTGCCTCATCGGTGAACGCTGTCGCCGTGACAAGGTAGCCGATCAGGATACATGCGGCATCGGCAACTTGATCGAGGACGCCGTCGTATGGGTCGACGTATTCGATGTCTAAGTTGTCGGCGAGTTCTTCGCCGGTTACGAGTGCCATTCTGATCGGCTACCTTTCGGGTTTAGTAGTCGAAAACGCGAACGATGCCAGCGGGCAAATACGCGGCAGTGGTTCCGTATCCATAAATGGATATGTCACGCCCGAGTTGTGCCACATTCTCAGCGGTTGCCAAACGTGGCCCATCTTCGAGCCAGCGAGCTGATGCCCCGTTGGTCACGATGGCGTTGTAGGCAGCGTTTGTGTCAAGCCACTTGGCGCGAATCACTGGCAAACCTGAAACGGTCACGCGCAGTGTTGAAGCGGTTGCAAGTCCTGACACGTTTGACACTGGGGTTGATTCCGGCATGAACGTCGACCAGCCACCGATTTTCTTGAATACGGCAGTGGAAACGAAAACTGCAGTGGCTGGTGCACCGGTTGCATCTTCAACGGTTACCGAACTGTTGAATACTGCCTCCCTGAATCCTGACCCAGTTGTGTCGGCGGCAAAGTCGTAGGATTCTCCACCAGCGCCGTCATTCCACAGGTCGCTAGTAAATTTGCGATCTGTCACTGCAGCGTAGGACGAAAGCATGATGCGGTTGTGTGCATCCAAATACGATGGGCTGCTGCGCTCAAGGAGCTGGTAGGAGATATCCGACCCGGCGGCGTATGTTGCCAGTGTGGCGGTTCCTTTGTCCAGATCGATGCGTGCGCTGTTAACTTCACCTTTTTCGGTTGCTTGGGCTTCAACGTAGTCAGTAAGTGACCCGTCGAAGTATGGCCAGCTGATGTCCATACCTGAGACACCTGCAGACTCGGGGCCACCGACACCTTGAATGACGCGGCGGCCAAGGTCAATAATTCCCTTGACATCGAGTATCCAGTTAGGTGGCATGACACCGGCGTTGTTGGCTGTGATCTGGTCGACTAATGCGCGGGATTCTGTATCACCTTCAAATACTGCTTTGGAGTACTCACCGAATGAACGGTATTTTGCCAGAGGGTGCTCGGCTGCTTCGCTCGTAAATACTCGGGCGTGAATGGTTCCTACTTCTTCGCGCAAGCTCTTAACTGCTTCGCGTGCTTCTTGGTCGACCGACACCAGTTCGGCCGATTCGATTGTGTCGGACATTGTTTCTCCTTCTTCTTCTCTAATGCTGCTCACTCCAGCGGTGGAGTAGGCAGGGTATGGGGTGAGCGACACTTCTAGGAGGTTCGCTGCTGTGTGTTGGATCGCATCTTTTGCGCGGTTCCAAGCGGATGTGATCGGGTTGAATCCGACCGAGAGGCCTTTGATGGTGGAGGTTCTGGCGAGTACTGCCGCGTCGCGTCCTAGCGCAGTGTCGACGATGTCGAAGTCAATGTAGAGACCGTCCTCGCGGTTTTCCGCGCCGGTAATGATTCCGACGGGTTCGCCGTGACGGTAGGCGAGGGGCTTTCCGATGACGTTGTCCAGGTCGAATGATCCTTCGGCGAATGATTCGCGGACACCACCGATAACGGTTTCCGTGCCGTAGGGGACGGCCATGCCGTGACCTGTGCCGACAATGTCGCCCGCGCTGTCCTCACGCTCTTGAAATATGACTGTGCTTTCGGTGTTGAGTTGTTTCATGCTTACTCCCTGCTCATGGAATAGACCCCAAGTGTGGGTAGATCTAGGATCATTTTTGCTTCATCCTCGGTGATAACGCCGAGAGGTAAAAGTTTCGTTATCAGGTCGGCTGTTCCAGCGGATAGCGC